ATGATAGAGTCATCTCCAGCGGATTCAAACTTACTTTCATCAACCTCTTGGGTTGACTCTTCTTGTTGAACTTCTTCAACATTATCTAATTCTTGTTCCATAATATAAAATATAAAAAATTAAGTGTGTAATTATCTAGGTTCAAATCCACCTAAGTTAAATCCGCCACCAAGTATATCATTACCTGCCGACTCGAACTTTTTAGGTGGAGCACCTGTTTTTCTTTGATCTATAAGCTCTGATTGTTGAGACGCTTGTATTTTAGTTCTTTCGTCTTTACGATCTTCCTTTTCTTTCTCTTTTCCTTTGATCCCCTCAACCTCCATTTGTTTTAACTGCATGTTAAGTTGGAATTCGTGGTCCATTAATTGTTTTTTAATCTCAGCTTCTTGAATTAGACCCTGAGCTTTCAATTGCGCTTCAACTTGAGCTAATTGAGCTTTCTGTTGAGTCACCGCTTGTTGCTTTTGAATCTCAGCTTGTGCGGCTACTTGTTGCGCTTGGGCATTTGCCTGAGACTGTGCTTGGATATTTTGCTGTTGGATTTGTTGATCTCTATCTAGTTTTTGAGATCTGCGTATTTTTAATAGCTGATTAGCTAGTTTGATATTCCTAATCTCCCTAAGATCGATAGCATCGGCCAATTCTATTAATCCAGACTGTATAGCCATTTGTATATTATTCTCAAGTAAAGCTTTTTCCTCTTCATCAGGCGTTAGCTCAAGGAATATACCAAAGTCATAAAGATGTAGATTTTCCATTTCCTCTAACGTAGCCACGTTATGAGCTCCGATTGCTTGAATAAAAGCATCCTTAGTTGGGGAGTACTCTATAATATCAGAAATTCTTAATGACAAGCATTCTGCTACTTGCGCTGTTAAAAATAATCCAGATTGTAAGATATGACGTGTTGCTGTATTTGAGTTTGCAGCTGCTATCTTTTGAATACCAACCAAAGCGTTTTTATCTGGAGTACTACCATCTCTTGCTTCGTTAAGTCCGGTGACGTCGCGAATCATTTGTAAATAGTAGTTGTAAGTACCAATCAAGCTTTGCATTTTTTGACCACCAGATCCTGATTGTATTTCTTGAATAGGTACTCGCCCGGGATTTCCTTCTCCAAGTTCGTTCATTGATCTACCAATAACCGAACCTGTTTGGAAGAACATGTTTAAAGCTTCTTGTGGGCTATAGTTTGTTCCATTACCCAAATCAATTTCAGCTAAACCATCTGCGTCAAGATAAACTCCATCTGGAACCATTCTCGACATGACTTGTTGTAGCTTTAAATGCGTTAATTGAATCATGTCAGCAAATCCCGTGATTCGACTTACTAAAGATTCGATTTTACCATTATACATTCTTGGAGCAACGATAGCGTAATTCATTTTAACCTTAGTATAATCACTTTTAGGTCTCATCATGTTTGTAGCCATCTCCCATTTGAGTAGCTTGTCAGTTCCTAAGATTAAAGCCCCATCGTATAAGCACTCAATAGATCGTTGTAGTTTGCTAAAACCTCCTTCTAAACCTTCAGGAGGATTAAATGTGTCATCTTTCTCTATAGCCTTATCAGCTCCAGTTCCAGTTTCTTTCATTTTATAAACCTCATTCATGTAGGTTTTGTAGTTGAAATAAAGAACAGCTACCTTGTTATTATCAGTTTCATTATAACCTCTATTAGAGTTGCTTCTGTAAAGACCATTTGATTTTATAATATCCCCTAGCTCCTCTTGCTTTAAATGCGGAAACTGTTTAACGAGTTCGTTAACTGGAATTTCTTTTACTTCACCCACATAATATATATCATCAAAATAAGGTGAGTCAGTGTGTGAATAAACTAAGTTAGCTGGATCTACATAATCAATTACTACTCCTTCTGAAGTGTTAAATGAGGTTTTCACAGCTCCAATACCTAACACAGTTAAATCGTAGAAGAATCGCTTTTTGATTAATTCATAATTGCTTCCTTCCATTAGAACATTTAAAGCCTGCTCTTCTGCTAGTTCAACTTCTTGCTTGTAAGTAAGCTGCATGTGCAACTCTAGCTCTTCTTTTGTCTCTGGAAGATCTTCTTTTTTATTTTCATATAAATTGATGCCGAATTGACTCGCTGCGAAATCACTAAACTCTTTAGTCTCCATGTCTCTGAGTACGCTCTCCATATACTCGGTTCTCTTAGAAACTCCATATGGATCTTGAGAAAAAGCTTTTATATCGTATGTTCTCTCCGCGATACCATTTACTACAATATCTACAAATTTAGAAATAATTGGAACTGGTTTCCAATCTAAGTTAAGATAAGATAAATCTCCATTAATCGATAATTCATCTTTATATTTTTGAATTGACTGTTCTCCACGAGCGTAGAGTCTTAGATTGTGAAAATCGTTTTTAATACTTCTAAACCTACCAGAGTTAGTTCGGTCGTTGTTAAACCACTCTTGCTCAATTCCTTTAGCTACTTTTAAACCATAATCGTAACTTACTTTTTCTAAGTCGCTAACAACTTGACTTGGAAAATAACTTTTAATGCCAGACTCTGCCATGTTTATTGTTTAATTATTTGTGAAGTGGCGCCTGTATTTTTATACTTAGCGATACTTATATTCAATTTTGGTTTTTCAACTTTGTTGTTTGGTGCATATAAGTGTCTGTTGCAAGCCATAACAGCTAATCCAGAACTTATAGAGGCATCAAACTTTGTTCTTTTATTTATATCAAATCTACTCCAATCATTTAATAACTCATTAAAGTAAAGCGTTCCATACGTACCATCTTGCAATAATCCAACATGGTCGTTAATATACATTTCAATAGCAGCTGCGTGAGCTTGCTTAATATCTTCACTCGAGTTTGGTATACCTCCAACTTCCTTCTCAGCTGTAGATAGTTTGTTCCAAACTTTATCTGGTCTATTCATTGAAAACCCTCTATACCCTCTTCGTCTTAGGTAGTACAACAATCTTGGTTTGTTATTCTCACAAAGTATTGGCATACCGTAAAATACTAATGCCATCAATACATCTTCAAAAAATATTTCTGCGGTTTGTGGTCTTGCTAGGTATTCTAAAAAGAACGTGTTAGCAGGAGAATCCTCCATGCTAAACTTGGTTAATCCGTGTAACGCTCCTTTAGAGCCTTTACCATCCACAGTACCACTAATATCGTAACTATCACAACCGAACGCACCAACGTGCTCATTTCCTGGGTACTTGATTCCATTCTTTAATATCACTCTATTTTGCAGGTTAGCGGGTGGTGCCCAACTAATTTTAAACCTTCCATTTGGATCTGGTGTAAAGATAACCTGCGTATCCTTCACTCCATTAGCCCATTGGAAGTTTCCTACATTTAACACTGAAGAGTTTCTATTCCCTTCGTTATAATCTATTTGCTCATATATCTTAACAAGATTAAACAAGCTATTCTTTGTTTCATCTCTAAACGCGTGCTCCGTTGTTCTTGGAAACTGACGATAAAATTCGTTTAATCCATCTTGATCATCTCTTAATCCATCTGCTTCATTTTCCCAATGATCAACAACTCCAACATCTATCAATTCACCATCTGGCGCGAGTCTGTCATTATCTGGATTAGTAAATACTGGAACTCCATACTCATCAATAAATCCTTCGTAGTTCCACTCCATTGGGATAAACAAAGAATATAAACCAGATTTTGTCTGGCCATTTCTATTTCGTTTATTGACATCTGAGTCTTCATATAATTTCTTAAAATTACTACCCCCTTTGTCTAAAGAGTTTGATGTTGATCCCATCATACACTTTCCAATAATTCTACTACCTAATCTAAGACAAGTTTTTGTAACCCGCCAGTTGTTAAGTATATTATCTGGTCTCTCCCACTTACCACTCTCATCGTGGACTAATAACGCTAATTTTTCACCATCATAGCTATTGTCACCTGTATTCTTCCAGTCAATCGTGGTATCTAATCCCATTAACTCTTCAAGCTTCTCTTTACTTTGAATTTTACGCCTAGTAAACTTCGAAGCTGGAACCCTATAAGCTAACTCACTTTTAGGTCTATCCATACCATCTTGTATTGGTTTGAAGAAAAAAGGATAGTTTATAGATATAGGTACAACCTTATCTGTAAACATCTTCTTAGCATCAGAACCACTCTTTGATAGTATTCCATATCTACTATCACTTGATATTGTAGCGAGATTAACTGTTTCTGCAGAACTCATAAAAGAAAATCCAGAACGTCTGTTTTTAAGGTAGCACATTCCGTAACATCTTTTATCAGCTTTACACGCCTCCCAAAATATAAAGAACAATCTGTTGGCCTCTCTAAAATCAGGAGCACCAACATCTATCTTACTCCATTGTAGATACATATAGTGTGTTCCAACTATATAAGTA